GCGACACACCCCCCACCACCGACGCCGCCCCCACCAGCGAGCAGCAACCCCCCTTCGGGTTCACCCTCGACGGCGTCACCCTCACCAGCGACACCGAACGCGCCGAGCCGTACGACGACGGACGCGGCACCGAGTACGAAGACGACGACGAACGCGAGGACACGCAGCAGTGAGCGGCGGATGGGCAGGCAGCAACAGACGGCACGAGCTGCCGCCCGACTGGTACACCACGATCCGACCGCTCGTCCTGCAACGCGACGAGTACCGATGCCGCAACCGCATCGACGGCAGACCATGCGGACGACGCGCCAACCAGGTCGACCACATCGGCGACCGGCACGACCATCGGCCCGAGATGCTGCAGGCACTGTGCGCCGACTGCCACGCACGCAAGAGCAGCCGGCAGGGCAACGAAGCCCGTTGGGCCGAGCGGACGACGCGGCCCCCGGAGCGGCATCCGGGTCTGATCTGATCTCGATCCGTACCGAGATCGCCGCCGCCCCCCTGGGGGGTGACTCCCTCCCCCCACCCCATCGGGGGCCCGGGAGGTGCTGTGGGCGTCGGTCTGTAGGGGTCTGGGAAAAACGGCCACGCTGCGGGGCGTGGGCGGCCCGCTGCGGGGCGGGCAGGTGGGCGGCCGGCTGATTCGATGGCGCGCGGTAGGGGTGCCGCACAGAGCCTCTCAGCCGGTCGGCCCTCCGATGCGAGACTGATACATGCAGGTCAACGCGCTGAAAGCGTACGCGGCTGTACGATGGGGGCATGACCTCGACGACACCCCGCTGCGAGCACGAGCCCTGCCGCGAGCCGCTGCGGATCACCGCCCGGCGTCACGCCCGGTTCTGCTCGCCGAGGTGCCGCGCCGCAGCGCACCGTGCCCGCCGCTCGGTCCCGGCCGAGCTCACGGCGCGCCCGCGGTGGATCCGCCGCACCGCTCGTAAGGTGCCGGTCGCGGTCGACGGATCGACGGCGAGCAGCACCGACCCGGCGACCTGGTCGCGCTACCGGGATGCGGCCCGCTCGTCGGCCGGCGTCGGGCTCGGGTTCGTCCTCGACGGCGACGGGATCGTCGTGCTCGACCTCGACCACTGCCTCGACGGCGACCAGGTCGCCCCGTGGGCGCAGAACGTGCTCGACGCGGCCGCGGGTTGCTGGGTCGAGCGGTCGGCGGGCGGCGACGGGCTGCACGTGTGGGGGCACGGCCGGCTGCCGGGCGGTGCGGGGCGCCGTCTGCGGCTCGGCGCGGGCACGGTCGAGGTGTACGCGACCGGCCGGTACATCGCGGTCACCGGGGACACGTTCGGCGGCACGCCGCAGCGGCTCGGGGACCTGCAGCACGTCATCGACTCTCTGCTGTAGCGGCGCCCGGCACGGGCGCGCTGCAGCGCACCCGACACGGGAGGTACAGCCATGGCAGGCATGGGGCCGGCACCGAAGCCCGAGGGGCGTAAGGCGCGGCGCAACAAGGATGCGGTGCCGCAGACCGTACTCAGGTGGGAGCACGCCGAGGCGCCCGAGCTGCCCGAGTTCCGCATCGAGCGGGACGGCGACCTGATCGAGTTCGTGTGGCCCGAGCGCACCCGCGAGTGGTGGCAGATGTGGATCGACTCGCCGCAGGCCGAGCACTTCGGTTCGTCCGACTGGGAGTACCTACTCGACACGGCGCTGATCCACGCCCGCTACTGGATGGGGAACCTCTCGCTCGCCGGCGAGCTGCGGCTGCGGGTCGCCGAGTTCGGGGCGACGCCGTCGGCGCGGGCACGGCTGCGGATGGTGTTCGCCGACGCGGACGACGCCGACCAGGGCCGCGGCCGGTCGGGGGCGCCGTCGGCGCGGGAGGTGTACGGGAACCTGCGGCCGATCACCGGCGGGAAGAGTGAGCCGGGCACGAGCCGCGGCGCGTAGCGAGGGGGGTCGGCCATGCCGTGGCGCGGCCCGGAGTACGAGGGTGAGCGCCCCACGCTCGGGTGGTACGTCCTCGACTGGATGATGCAGAACCTCGCGCAACCCGGCCGGGACGACGGCGCTCCGTTCGTCCCGACCCGTGAGCAAGCCGAGTTCCTGCTGCGCTACTACGAGGTGCACCCGGTCACCGGCCGGCGGATCATCCGCCGCGGTCTGCTGTCGCGGCCGCGTGGCTGGGGGAAGAGTCCGTTCGTCGGGGCGATCGCGCTCGCCGAGGCGTGCGCCGACGTCGTCGCCGACGGATGGGACGCGTACGGCGAGCCGGTCGGCCGGCCGTGGCACTCGAAGCGGACGCCGCTCGTGCGTATCGCCGCGGTGACCGAGCAGCAGACCGACAACACATGGATTCCGCTGTTGGAGATGGCGCGGGGCGGGTCGCTCGCGGCCGACTATGGGCTCGACGTCCTCGACACCGTGATCTACCTGCCGCGTGGGGAGATCAGCCCGATCACGTCGTCGTCGACGAGCGTCAAGGGCGACCCGGCGTGTTTCGCGTCGCTCGACCAGACCGAGGAATGGCGGGAGTCGAACGGCGGCGTCCGGCTCGCGCAGGTGATGCGGGCGAACGCGACGAAACTCGGCGGCAGCCTGATCGAGACGCCGAACGCGTTCACGCCCGGCGAGGGCTCGGTTGCCGAGCGGTCGGCCGCGGACTATCAGGCGATCATCGACGGCCGGTCGCGGGCAAAGGGCATCCTGGTCGACCACCGGGAGGCGCCGCCGGACACGGACATGAGCGACGAGCGGTCGCTCGTCGAGGGTCTGCGGTTCGCGTACGGCGACAGTAGCGATCATCCCGACGGGTGTGTGCTGCACGATCCGCCGTGCGCGCCCGGGTGGTCGCCGATCGAGGGCATCACGGAAGCGTTTTACGACACGAGCAACGAAGTGCAGGACCTGCGGGCCGACTTCCTGAACCAGATTACCCACGCTAGCGATGCGTGGCTGACACAGCCCGAGGTGCGGGCGTCGTCCGACCTCGGCAAGGTAGTGCAGCCCGGCGAGCGGATCGTGTTGGGGTTCGACGGGTCGCGGAAGCGAGCGCGTGGGGTGACGGACGCGACGGCGCTGATCGGCTGCCGTCTGTCCGACGGGCACGTGTTCACGATCGGTGTGTGGGAGCAGCCGAAGCGGCCCGAGGTCGGGCCGGACGGCAAGCTGATCGAGTGGCAGGTGCCCGTCGTCGAGGTCCTCGCGGCGGTGCACGAAGCCTTCGCGACGTACGACGTCGTCGGCATGTACGCCGACCCCGCCAAGTGGGAGTCACACGTCGCGGATTGGGAGGCGGCATACGGGCCGCGGCTGCTCGTGCAGGCGACCCGGCAACACCCGGTGGAGTGGTGGATGACCGGCGGCCGGTCGCTGCTGATCGTGCGGGCGCTGGAGAAGTTCCACACCGCACTGACCGAGGGCGAGTTGACGCACGACGGCTCGTCGGCGCTCGTCCGGCACCTGCTCAACGCGCGCCGACGGAAGACCCGCAGCGGTATGCAGATCATGAAGGCGCACCCCGACTCACCAGACAAGATCGACGCCGCGGTCGCCGCGGTGCTGGCGTGGCAGTGCCGGCTCGACGCCATCGCGAAGGGCATCGCCAACGAGCCGGAAGAGATGTTCGGCGGCACGTTCTGACAGGAAGGGGGCGACATGCTCGACGAGACGCCCGAGCTCGACAATCCCGACTTCATGCTGCTGCGCCTCGGGCGTCGGCTGCGTAAGCGGCAGGGCGTGCTCGACGAGTGGTGGCGGTACTACCGGGGCCGGCCGCCGCTGCCCGAGCTGCCGCGGAAAGCGGAGCAGGCGTTCGTCGACTTCCAGCGCAAGAGCCGTACCAACTTCTGCGGAGTGATCGCGAACTCAACCGTGCACCGGCTGCGCGCTATCGGCGTGACCGGCCGGGACGGCGAGCCCGACGACAATGCCGCCCGGTGGTGGCAGCTCAACCGGCTCGACTCGCGACAGAAGCAGGTATGGCGCGTTGCTATGGCGCAGGCGGTCGGGTACATGCTCGTCGGCGAGCACCCGACCCGAACCGAGGACAACGGCCGGCCGTCGCCGCTGATCACCGCCGAGCATCCGCGGGAGTGCATCGTTGAGCGGGATCCGGCGACCGACGAGATCAGGGTCGGCGTCAAAGCGATCCACGATGACATCGACGGGTACGGCTACGCGTGGGTGATGTACGACGACGAACAGTTCGCGTACCGGACGCGCGAGCGGTGCACGCCGAACCGGCTGCCGTGGGGCCCGGATTCGTGGGTGCCTCTCGGCGACGGTGTGCCGCACGATCTCCGGCGGGTGCCGCTCGTCGAGTTCGCGCGGATGCCCGACCTCGGCGAGGACCCCGAACCGGAGTTCGCGTGCGTCACGGACATCCAAGACCGCACGAACATGGGCGTCCTCAACCGCATGGCAGCGTCTCGGTACTCCGGGTTCCGGCAGAAGACTGTCACCGGCCACAAGTTCGCGAAGCGCACCGACCCGACCGGCAAGATATCCGTGGTTGAGCAGCCGTTCGTGCCGGGCCCGAACAACGTGTGGGTGTCCGAGGGCGAGAATGCCAAGTTCGGGCAACTCGACGCGACTGACCTGTCAGGCTTCCTGAAAGAGCACGCATCCGACGTCCGCGACATGCTGATCATCAGCCGGACCCCGGCGTACTACTACGCCGGCGACCTGGTCAACATCAGCGCCGACACCGTCGCCGCCCTCGACCTGCTGCACGTCGCGAAGTGTCGCGAGCACATTGCGGCATTCGGCGAGGGCCTTGAAGACGTGATGAGTCTCGCCGCGGCGCAGGCCGGCGTCGAGGACGACTACACCGAGGCAACGGTGCGGTGGGCGCGGCCCGAGTACCTGTCACCGGCGGTGCGCGCCGACGCTGCGACGAAACTCAAGTCGATCGGCTATCCGCTGGACATCATCGCCGAGGATCTCGACGAGACGCCCGAGCGGGTGCGCCGGATCAACGCGAGCGCCGCGGCGGCCGCGCTGCTCGGCGCGTCGCTGCTGCCGGCGAACCCGGCACCGACGGCGGGCAACACGCTGCCCGACGACGGAGGGGCGGCCGGTGGCGAATGAGGCGCTGCAGGCGGCGCTCAATGAGCGATACGACAGCATGTCGCAGTCGCTGCGCGACAGGTTGATCACGTTCGTACTGGACGCGTTCGACAGTCTCGGCTCGTACCGCGACGCGGACGCCGCGGTGTTCATCGAGCGGGTGCTGCCGGTCGTGCTCGCGGCGCAGCAAACGATGGGGCAGATCACCGACGCCTATCTCGCCGCGATGGTCGCCGACATGCTCGGCGGCGCCGCGGCCCCGGTGGGTGTGCAGCTCGGCGAGGCACTGCGCGGCGTCGACCCGGCCGAGGTGTATCACCGGCCGTTCGTCACGATGTACTCGGCGCTCGCCGCCGGCCACGACTATGCGGCGTCGCTCGGCGAGGCACGCACACGACTGCTGTCGATCACGGAGACCGACCTGCAGCTCGCCCGGACGCACGCCGCGCGGCAGTCGATGCAGCGCAGCGGCGCCCGGTTCTTCCGGCGCCGGCTCACCGGCACGAAGAACTGCGCGCTGTGCGTGATCGCGTCGACGCAGCGGTACCGGGTCGAGAACCTGATGCCGATCCATCCGGGCTGCCATTGCAAGCCCGAGCCGCTGCCCGGCAACCGGGATCCGGGGCACATCATCGACGAGTCGCTGCTGAAAGAGGCACACGACGCCGTCGCTAAGGGCATCGGCACCTCGGACGCGGGCGGTCGCGCCCCCGACTACCGCGAAGTGATCGTCACGCGGCAGCACGGCGAATACGGGCCGCTGCTCGCCGTGCGACGTCACGAGTTCACCGGGCCGGACGACGTACCGAGCCCGTGACCCTGCGCCGCCACGGCGCACACCTGCTCACCCACCCCGACACGGGAGACACCACCATGCGCATGAGCACTCTGCCCCGTCATGCCCGCACCGGGCAGATCGCCGTCGGCTGGCGTAAGCCGCGCCCCGGCGAGGACGGCCCGCAGCCGGTATGGCCGATCCTCGGCGGCGCCGAGGACGACGACACCGGCGACGACGATCAGGACGACGACGCCGACGAGTCCGACACGGACGACGACGCCGACAAGGGCGACGACGGCGACGACGACAAGGTCGACCACAAGGCCGAGGCGGAGAAGCACAAGGCACTGTCCCGTAAGTGGGAGCAGCGCGCGAAGGCGAACGCGGCCGCCGCAAAGGAACTCGCGAAACTCAAGCGCGAGGGAATGAGCGACCTCGAAAAGAAGGTCGACGAAGCGGTGTCAGCGGCCCGCGCCGAAGAGCGGGTGAAGGCCGGCGAGCGGGTCGCCCGCTCGGCATTCCTCGCCGCGGCGAAGGGCCGGCTCGACAGCCCGAGGGACGTCGCCGACGAGCTGAACCTGCGCAAGTACGTCGACCCCGAGACGGGCGACGTCGACGACGACGCGATCGCCGAGCTCGTCGACAAGATCGCCCCGAAGCAGTCCGGCACGGACGGCGACGACGACGACCAGGACGAGCGCGACACGCGCCGCCGGCGTCGGCAGGGACGCGGCTACCAGGGCGCCCGCAACGGCAGCGGCCGCAGCAAAGACAAGCGCGGCAGCGCAGCGGACGGTGCAGCTCTGTACGAGGAGCTCATCGGGCCGCGGCGCAGCACCGCGAAGAACTGACCTAGGAGACACCCGAGATGAACCTGCAGCAGACGGTTCGCACGTTCGGGATGGACGATCAGTCGTGGATCGGCAGCAGCCACGGCACGCAGGCGACCGAGTCGATCACGCTCGACGTCTCGACGTTCACCCCGGCCACCCACTACCCCGCGGGATACGTCAAGAGCGGAATCCCGCTCGGGCAGATCACCGCAACGAAGAAGTTCGGCCCGTACGACGGCGCGGCCACCGACGGCCGCGAGGTGCTCGTCGGTTTCCTGTTCGCCGCCGTCGGCGCCCCGACCGACAACACGGTCGACGTCGGCGCCGCCATGTTCACGCACGGCAAGATCCGTGAATCCCGACTGCCGGTCCCCGTCGACGCCGCCGGTAAGACCGACGTCGCCGGTTCGATCCGGTTCATCTGAGAGGACGTGACCTAGATGAGCTGGGTTTTCGACGACACGTACATCGCGCCCGAGGAGCTCACCCCGCTCACGCGGGTGGCGCTCGCCGAGCAGCAGGTGAACGCGTTCACCCTCGGCAGGTGGCTGCCGAACGTCGAGATCGACGACATCACGTACCGGTACAGCAAGGGCGGCGAGGGCGGTCTGACCGAAACCGCCGTCTACCGGTCGTGGGACGCCGAGGCGCGGATCGGTCGGCGCGAGGGCGTCTCGGACGTCATGGGCGAGCTGCCCCCGATCTCCGAAGCGATCTTCCTCAACGAGTACGACAGCCTGCGCGTCCGCAACATGGACGACAACAACCCCATGCGGCGCCTGATCGCGCGTGACGCGAACCGGCTCGCCGCGAAGATCGCCGCCCGGTTCGAGGTCGGTAAGGGCGAGGCACTCGCGAACGCCCGATTCACGATCAAGGAAAACGGGCTGGACCTGCCGCCGATCGACTTCGGCCGCAAGCCGGAACACAGCGTCACGGCTGCGGTGCTGTGGACCGACCACGCGAACGCGCGGCCGCTCGACGACCTCGAGTCGTGGGTGCAGACGTACATCGACACGAACGGCACGCCGCCCGACCGGATGCTGATGCCGCGCACCGTCCTGTCGGACATGCGGCAGTGCGACCAGGTCGTACGGCAGGTGTACCCGCTCGCCCCGGCCGGCTCGGCGCCGATGGTGAGCGTCGACCAGTTGAACACGGTCCTCGACGGGCTCGACCTGCCGCCGATCGAGATCAACGACGCGCGGGTGTCCGTCGACGGCGTCGCAACGCGGGTCATGCCGGCCGACGCGGTCGTGTTCGTGCCCGCCCCGGGTGCGATGGACGCGGCGCAGCCGACCGACCTCGGCGGTTTCCTGCTCGGCACGACGCAGGAGGCGCTCGAACCGGAGTACTCCGCGGTCGAGGGCCGCGCCGGTGTCGTCGCGGCGACGTACAAGACGAAGAACCCGGTGAGGCTGTGGACGCACGTTGCGGCGATCGGTATGCCGGTGCTGCGTACGCCGAACCTGACGTTCAAGGCGGTGGTGCGCTGATGGCCCGCAGGTTGACGACGTTCGTTCACGTCGGCGGCAACGTGTACGGGCCCGACGACGACGTGCCCGCCGACGTGGCGGCCCGGATCGGTGACCACGCGTGGGAGTCGGACGACGACCAGGACGGCGACGAGCCGGCCGCCGTCGGGTTCGACGACCCGGGCACGCGAGAGAACACGACGGGCCCGACCGTCGAGGCGCCGCCCCGCTCGGGCCGTGGCAGCAGCGTCGACGCATGGCGCACGTTCGCCGAGCAGCGCGACCTCGACGTGCCGGCCGACGCGACCCGCGAGGACATCATCGCGGCCGCCGAGGACGCCGGCATGATCGAGCGGGAGGCGTAGGGCAGTGGCGGCAGCGTTCGCGACGGTCGAGGACTACGAAGCGCGCGCCGCCGTCACCCTCGCCGAGGGCAGCCCGCGGCGCGCGCAGGTCGAGGCGTACCTCGACGACGCGTCGGCGCTGATGCGGCGGCATATCCCGCCGGGGTACGAGCCGGACGCGGCGACGCTGAAGGCGATCGCCGTGTCGGTGGTGCGCCGGGTGATGGCCAACCCGGGCGGCTACCGGCAGCGGACGATCGGCCAGTACTCCGAGTCGCTCGGCGAGGACGGCGGGCTGTACCTGACCGACGACGAGAAGGCGCAGCTGCAGCCCGAGGACACGACCGACCCGGGCGCGGACGCGGCCTACTCGATCGGGTTGCGCGACGACGGGCTGCCCGGCTGGCGGGACGATCCGTTCCCGAGCACGCCGTACGATCCGGCGCCCGGATTTTGGGCCGGGGGTGTGTGGTGATCGACGAGTCGGTGCTGCCACACCTGGTCGAGGTCGAGCACCCCGCCACCCGCACGGACCGCTACGGCAACGAGGTGGCCGACTGGACGCCGGGGCAGACCATGCGCACCGCGGTGTGGGCGTGGGTGCAGCAGAACACGAGCAGCGAGGACAACGACCAGCGGGCCGCGCAGCTCGGCGAGTGGACGCTGCTGTGCAACCCGATCGACGCCACCGGGCAGCCGCTCACGGTGTACGGCGCCGACCGCGTGCACTGGGGTGCGATGCACTTCGAGGTGAACGGCCCGCCGGGGCCGGCGTACACGCCGACCGAGCTGCACCACTACGAGATCAGGCTGAAGACTGTGGAGGGGTGACCGTGGCCGGCAACCGGTTCGTACCCAACCGGCAGAACATCGCGTCGTTCCTGCGCACCCCCGAGACGCGAGCGCTGATCGAGCGCAAGACACGGGCGGTCGCCGATGCGGCCGCGCAGGCATCCGAGGCTGGCGGGCAGTTCCGTGTCGACGTCGAGACGGGCGACCGCCGGGTGCGTGGCGCCGTGATCGGCGACTACTCGACCAGCGACCCCGAGGTGTCGCGGCGGGCGCTGCTGCGCGCACTGGACGCCGCGCGGGCGGTCGAGTGATGGGCGGCCCGATCGGCTTCCCGGACGGGGTGGCGGTCGTGCGGGCGTACCTGCGCGACGAGCTCGTCGCCCGCGGCATCGACGTGCCGGTCGGTACCCGGGTGCCGACCCCGCGGCCGGCCCGGTTCGTGCGGCTGGAACGGATCGGCGGAACCCGGCTCGACCGGATCACCGACCGGCCCCGGATCGATGTGCACTGCTGGGGCGCGGACGAAGAGCAGGTGTCCGACCTGGTCGGCGTCGTGCGGCCGCTGATGCTCGCGATCCCCGGCTACCGCGGAGTGACCGCGTACGACGTTGCCGAGGTCGGCGGCCCGAACATGCTGCCCGACCCGGCGAGCGATCAGCCGCGGATCGTGTTCGCCGTCGAGGTGTCGCTGCGCGGCGCCCCGCTCGCCCCGTGACAACGGCTCACCCGCCGCAATGACCAACCACCCCCGGCCGCCGTGCGGCGCCGGGGGTTTCCCATGGAGGACACATGTCCACACCGACACCGCCCGTCCTCGAAGACGGGCTGCGGGCCGACTACATCCGCAAGCAGCTCGTACAGGCGATCTACGCCGCCGACCCGAGCGCCCCGGCGGTTACCGCCCCGTTCGACACCGCGACGGGCGCACTCGTCGCGCTGCCCGCCGGGTACGTGCCGGTCGGGTACACCACCGACGACGGGATCACGTTCACCTCGGATCTGTCGATGGCCGACACGACGTCGTCGCAGTCGACCGAGCCGACCCGGTCGGACGTCGAGACGGAGACGCTCACCGGCGGGTACGCCCCGCAGGAGACGAACGCCGCCACGGTGTCCATGTACAAGGGGCTGTCCCTGGCGGGCACTGACGCGCTGCCCGCCATCGGCGAGCAGTGGGCGATCACCCGCCCGTCGGTGCCGAAGGTGCCGTACTACCGGCTGCTGTTCATCGGCATGGACTACGGCGACACCGGTCTGCCGATCTACGTCGTCAAGCACTACCCGCGAGCGCGGGTCACCTCGAAGGACGACCAGCAGTGGGCCCGGTCCACGGAGACGCAGTGGCCCGTCACCGTCCAGGCTTTCCGCGACCCGGTGCTGAAGACCAGCGAAAAGGAATGGGTCGACGGGCCCGGGTGGCGTGCGCTCGCCGCCCCGGCGACCCCGTAGACCCCCTCGAACGGGCGAGGGACGGCGGTTCTGGGTGAGCCCCGACCGTCCCTCGCCCTCGCAGGCTCACCCACCGGTTCACCCGAGAAAGAGGCACGATCATGAGCAAGCCCAACGGCAAGCGGTACCGGCTCGAAACGGTGCGCCGCTCGTACGTCGACGCGGTCGGCGGCGAGCGCGTCGAGTTCGAGGTCGGCCCCGACGACACGGTGTTCAGCTTCCCTCACCCGGTGTTCGCCCCGGACGACGTGAACAAGGGACTCAACGACGTGCAGGGCGAGGGCGACGAAGCGAGCGCCCGCGTGCTGCTCGGCGACCAGTACGACGCGTTCATCGCCGCGGGCGGCGACCCGACGTCGGTCATGCTGCTGTACGTCGGTGTCCGCAACGAGGCGCAGGACACGGTCGCGAAGGTACGCCCTACGAAGGGGTAGGCGACGGCGACGACGTCGTCGAGACCTACACGTACACCGTCCTCGACGTCCTCGGCGAGCACCCCGAGGCGGTCGAGGCCGACCTCGCCCACCACTACCAGGGCTATGGGCCCGGCGGCCCGCTCGCCGCGTACTGGCGGGGCGAGATCAGCCTGCGGTGGCTGCGCGTCATGGTCGAGCAGCTCCCGCCGACGGGGGCGACGGCCCGCGCGGTCAACGGGCACGCGTGGCAGCCGATCGACTTCGCGGCCGCCGACTCCCGCGATCTCGCCGCCCTGTTGTTCACGGCGTTCGTCAACGCCAACCGGAAGGAAGGCACCGCGGCTATGCCGTGGCCCGAGCCGGGATGGCGACCGGGCGACCCGCTGCCCGAGGACGTCGAGGCGAAAGCCGCGCAGGACCGGGCGCAGGCCCGTGCCGCGTATGAGCACATCACCGCACAAGTACTGCCCTCGAAGGGGGAATGACGCATGCCGGTCGAGGTCGGCGTCGGGTACGTGTCCGTCGTCCCCGAAGCTAGGGGCTTCGGCCGGTTGCTCAATCAGCAGATCCGCGGCGAGTCCGCGAGCGTCGGCGACAGGGCCGGGCAGGACGCCGGCCGCGGGTTCCTCGGCGGGATCGGCGGCGTCGTCAAGGCCGGTATCGCGGGCGTCGCCGCGGGCGCGGGTGCGCTGTTCGCGGCCGGGTTTGCCGAGGCTGTCGAGCAGGACAAGAGCAACGCCAAACTTGGCGCGCAGCTCGGGCTCACTGAGAAGGAGTCGGCGCGCGCCGGGAAGATCGCCGGGTCGGTGTACGCCAAGGGCTACGGCGAGTCCGTCGACCAGGTCAACGACGCGCTCAAGGGGCTCGCGCAGAACGGCGTCGCCTCGATCAACGCCCCGAAGAAAGAGCTCGTCGGGCTCTCGAAGTCGGCGCTCGCGCTCGCCGAGACGTTCGACGCCGACGTCGGCGAGTCCGCGAAGGCTGTCGGCCAGCTCATTCGCACGGGCCTGGTCAAGAACGGGCAGGAGGGTTTCGACCTGCTCACGGCCGGGTTCCAGTCGGGCGCCGACAAGGCCGGCGACCTGATCGACACGGTCAACGAGTACTCAACGCAGTGGCGTAAGGCCGGGTTGGACGGCGCGACCGCGATCGGTCTGATCAATCAGGCGTTGCAGGCCGGCGCCCGCGACGGCGACGTCGCCGCCGACGCGATCAAGGAATTCTCGATCCGGGCCGTCGACGGCAGCAAGACGACCGCTGACGGTTTCAAGCTGCTGGGCCTCGGCGCCGACGACATGGCGAAGAAGTTCGCGCAGGGCGGCACCGCGGCGACGGGTGTCCTCGACGTCACTCTCGACCGGCTGCGCGGGATCAAGGATCCGGTTCTGCAGTCGCAGGCGGCCGTCGCCCTGTTCGGCACCCAAGCCGAGGACCTCGGCGCGAGCTTGCTCGCGATGGACCCGTCGACCGCCGCGAAGGGACTCGGCGACGTCGGCGGCGCCGCCGAGCGCATGGGTAAGCAGGTCCACAACACGGCCGTGCAGCCACTCGAAGTGTTCAAGCGGCGCGCGCTGCAGGGCCTCGCCACCTTCGCAGACAAGTACGCGTTGCCGGCACTCGCCCGGTTCGGGTCGTTCCTCAACGACCGTGTGCTGCCACCGGCGCAGCGGATCGGCGGCGAGCTCGTGAACGTGCTCGTCCCCGCGGTCAAGGGCACGGCCGACGCGTTCATGGGCGGTGTCCAGTGGGTCAAGGACTATGGGGCGTGGCTGATCCCGCTCGGCATCGCGATCGGCGGTGTCGCGGTCGTGGCCGGCGCCTCGACGATCGCCACGTGGGGCATGACCGCGGCTTTCGCCGTGTACAGGGGCGTGATCCTGGCGGTGACCGCGGTCACCCGCGGGTGGGCGGTCGTGCAGGGCGTACTCAACGCGGTCATGTCGGCGAACCCGATCGGTCTGGTCGTCGTCGGGATCATGGCACTCGTCGCCGCGGCGATCGTCGCGTACAACAAGGTCGGTTGGTTCCGCGACGTTGTGCAAGCCACCTGGTCCGGCATCAAGACGGGTTGGGATCTGCTGTGGAACGGGGCGCTGCGTCCCGGGTTCGGCTACCTCATGACCGGGCTGCAGGCCATCGGCACGGCCGCGTCGTGGCTGTGGTCGACCGTCCTGCAGCCGACGTTCTCGGCGATCGGGCTCGGCGCGCGCATCCTGTTCGCGGTCATCGCGACGGTACTGATCACGCCGTTCGTGATCGCGTTCAAGGCTCTGGCCGCGGTCGGTTCGTGGCTGTGGACGAGCGCGCTACAGCCGGCGTTCGCGGCGATCGGCGCGGGCGCACAGTGGTTGTGGACGAGCGCGATCAAACCGGCGTGGGACGGGATCGTGGCCGGGGCGTCGTGGCTCTGGACGCAAGTAGAGACGATCTTCGGATGGTTCAAGGCCGGTATACGCGTGCTCGGGGCGGTCGGGACGTGGCTGTACACGACCGCGATCCGACCCGCGTTTCAGGGCATTGTCGTCGTCGCCGGGTGGCTGTGGACCGGCGTAAAGGTCGTGTTCGGCTGGTTCAAGGCCGGGTTGAAGGCGCTCGGCGACGCCGGGACGGCGCTGTACCGGGTCGCGATCAAGCCTGCGTTCGACGGGATCGGCGCGGCCGCGTCGTGGCTGTGGACTAAGGCGCTCAAGCCGGCGTTCGACGCGGGAAAGGCCGGTGTGGGCCTTTTCGGGAAGGCTTTCAGCGTCGCGAAGGACGCCATCGCGAAGGCGTGGGGGCAGGTTTCCGATATCGCCAAAAAGCCTGTCAACTTCATTATCGAATGGGTGTATTCGAAAGGAATAAAGGCGGTTTGGGATAAAGTAGCCGGGTTTGTTGGGCTCGATAAGCTGCCCGCCGCACCGAAGCTGCTCAAGGACGGCGGCCGCACCCATGGCGGCATCCCCGGCAAGGACTCCATCCCCGCCCTGATGATGGCCGACGAGTTCGTCGTGAAGCGCGACAGCGCTCGCGCGGTCGGGTTCGACACGCTGAACTACATCAACCAGCACGGCGAGTTGCCCGTACAGAAGTTCGCCGACGGCGGCGTCGTCGGGGACATCGCCGGATGGCTCGGCGGCAAGGCAAAGAAGATCGGCGGCGCCATCATGGACGGCGCCGACTTCATCGCCAACCCCGGGAAGCTGTGGGACAAAGCCGTCGGGTACGTGAAGGATCGGATCGCGAAGATCGGTCAATCACGGTGGGCGCAGGTCCTCGCGAAGTTCCCGCTGAAGATGCTCTCCGGACTGAAAGACAAGATCGTCGGTGCAGCAAAGGGGTTCCTCGGCGGCGACGACGGCGGGAACATCGGCGGCACGATCCCCTCGGGGCAGCGCCGCAGCATCATCACGCAGGCACTCGCCGCGGCCGGGGTACCGCCGCCCGGCACGCTCGCGCAGTGGCTTGCGGGGATGAACACGCTCATCACCCGGGAGTCGGGCTGGAATCCGCGCGCCACTAACAACTGGGATATCAACGCCCGCAACGGCGTGCCGTCTCAGGGCCTGGCCCAGACGATTCCGCCCACGTTCTACGCGTACGTACCTAAGTCGCTGCGCTCGCGCGGGATCCTCGACCCCGTCGCCAACGTAGCGGCCTCCGTCCGGTACATCGTGGCGCGGTACGGCAACATCACGCGCGTACAGCAGGCCAACGCGAACCGGCCCCCGGCCGGCTACTCGGGCGGCGGCGTGCCCAGGCCCGGCGAGATCGCGTGGGTCGGTGAACGCGGCCCCGAACTGGTCCAATTCGGCGGCGGCGGCCGCGTCTTCGATCACGAGTCGTCGATGCAGATCGCCGCGACCGAGGTCGGCGCCGGGCTCGTCGCCGCCATGTCCAAGCGGCTACCGGCCGTCGATCTGTCGGCCGCGCGAGCCGCGTCGGCGGTCCCGGCCGCCACGCAGCCGGCCGCCGCCGACGGGGTGCTGCACCGCGGCGACACGATCGTCGTCCGGATCGGCGAGCACGAGTTCCAGGCGGTCATCGACGAGCGAGTCGACGCAGGGTTCAACGACGCGCGCAGGCGTAAGCGCGCAGGAGCAAGGGGGTAAGACGCATGCCGATGATCGTCGATCCGGGGGCGCCGCAGATCACGCCACCGGAACGGATCGTGTCGCCCGACGGATGGTTCGCGGCGATCGTCGACGAGCTGTGGGCGGGCGTGACGCTGTCGTACAACGGCGCCACCCCGCCCGCCGCGCGGAACCTGGCGTTGAACCCGTCGGCCGAGATCGATCTGTCGAACACGTCGAACTATGGGAGCGTGACCCGGGCTCGGGTCACGAGCGACGCCCGGTACGGCGCGGCCAGCATTCAGCACACGCAGGGCGCTTCGCTCGGCAACAGCGGAACGATCTACACCATGTCGGGGGCCGCCGCGGGCGGGACCGTGGTCCGCGCGTCCGTCGACGTCAAGGTGCCCGGCACCGGCACGACGTGCTTCTTCACCTTCCGCAACTCGGGCGGGGCGGTCGGGACCGTATCCGCCGGCACCCCCACAGCCGGGCAGTGGACGCGTATCACTGCCGCGTTCGTCGTCCCGGCCGGGCAGAGCATTGACCGGGTGTCCATCGCGCACAACGCACCGACGGGCGCCGTGTGGTGGTGCGACGCGATGATGATCGAGACGGGTGTCGCCGAGGCGTCGGCGTACGTCGATGGAACCCTGCCCGGCTGCGCGTGGGAGGGGGCGCCGCACGCGTCGTCGTCGATCCGTGTCACGGCCGTACCGGACGCCGCCGAGGTGCTGCAGGTGCGGATCATCCGCACCGACCCGGGCGCGACGGAACCCGTCCCGGTGCGCTCGGGTGACCCGGCGTGGGCGGTCGAGGGCGTCGGCACCGCGTACGACCACGAGATGCCGCTCGGGGTGCCCGTCGTCTACACCGCGACACCGATCTACCAGGACGGCAGCACCGGCCCGTCGTCGGCGCTCTCGGTCACCGTCCCGGCGCCCGAGCCCGGCGAGGACCGCGACCTATGGGTCAAGAGCATCGACGAGCCGGGACTGTCCATGCGGGTGATGCTCGTCGACTGGCCCGGCCCGACCGCGACCGGCCGGCAGGAAACCCTCGACGTCGACGGGTCGCCGTACCGGGCGGTCGCCTATGACGTGCACGGCGCCGAGACGATCCCGATCGTCGTCGACGTGCCCCCCGAGGACGTCGACCGCATGCGGGAGCTGCTGCGGTCGGGGGTGCTGCTCGCGCAGACCCGGCCCGGCTACTACTTCCCCGACGCGTTCCACGTCCCGGCGGACATCACCGGGCCGACCCCGACGGGCAAACTCGGCTCATCCGAGGGCTACCGGTTCGGGTGGACGATCGAGCCGTTCGAGCGGCCCGACCCCGCCGGGCAGCCCATGATGCTGCCGGGCTGGTCCTATGACCGGATGGCCGAGCAGTTCGGCACCTATGACGCGGTTGCCGGCTCGTACAGCTCGTATGCGGCACTGTCGACCGACGGAGTGCTGTAGTGCTGCCGATCAGCGACGTCGCACTGCGCGGGCTGCGCGCCGCCCGCCGGCCGGGCCGCGCCGAGTGGTCGAACGACGGCGGACGCACCTGGGTGCCGGCACGGCTCGGCGACGCCGACGTGCGGCCCGACCGCACCGCGGAATGCCGGTACTCGGCATCCGCCGAGCTGCTCGGCGTGCCGCTGGGGCGTAGCGGTATCAACTCCGTCGCGACCCGCGTGCGGCTGTTCCAGGGGATCGCCGCGCCGCGCATGCCGGAACCCGAATGGATCCCGGCTGGCGTGTACGTCGTCGACGACGTCGAGCGAACCCGGCTGGGGGCAAGCGTCGAGCTGCTCGGCACCGAGGACGCGATCAGGGGCGCGAAGTTTCCGACGCCGCGCACCCTCGGGCCGAACTCGGCGCGGGCGCTGCTGCCCGACCTGGTCGGCGAGGCACTGCCCGGGGCGACGGTGTCATGGCGGCGCGGCGTCGACCCGGACACGGAAGTGCCCAAGTTCGTTGCCGACGAGGACCGGTGGCAGGCACTCAGCGCGGGCACCGACTCGGCGGGCACGCAGACCGGTATCGCCGCGGCGATGGGTGCCGAGCTGTACGTCGACGCCCGCGGGGTGCCGACCGTCGCCCCGGTGCCGACGATCGCCGACGACGTCGTGTGGCGGATCCCGTACGGCGTCGCCGTCGCCAAACCGGCCGAGCGGCAGACCGCGGAGGGACTGGTGAACGTGTGGGTGATCTCCGGGGACGGCGGTGACGGCACGCCCGCTGTCGGCCCGATCTATGTGTGGGACGACGACCCCAACTCGCTGACGTTTGCCGGGCCCGACCCGATCAACGATCCGTTGGCGCCGCAGCGGCTCGGGCTCACCCACGTGCGCGTGCGAGTCGAGCGGTACACCTCCGCGCTGATCACCTCGGAGGCGCAGGCGTACACCGTCGGCCGGGCCCGTCTCGCCGACTCCACCGGCGTGCAGTCGTCGCTGTCGTTCACGACCGTGTGCAATCCGGCGTTGGAACCGGGCGACGTCGTCGAGGTCGAGGTGCGGCCCGGTGAGTGGCAGAGGCACATCATCGACAGCAACCCCTACACGCTCGGCGGGGTGTCGATGGCGTGCACGACCAGGACGAGCACACGGAGGCTGTGATGGGGGACGCCGCCCGCGCGTTCGGCGAGGACACCGCCCGCACCTCAAAGGGCGCGGCCACGGTGCAGACCGTTTCGGCGCAGGTCGTCGACGTCACCGACCGGGGCGTCAACCTGATGTTGTCCGGGGCGCTCGTCATCGACGTGCCGTGTCTCGGCGCCTACCGCAATCGGCAGCCGGGCGACTGGGTCATGGTGCGTACCGGATCCCGGCCGGTCGTCCTCGGCAGGCCCGAGGACGACCCCGGCGGCGCCGACGAGGAATCGGTGCGGGCGATCGCAACGGAGGTCGCCCTCGACGCGCAGGTGATGCGCGCAGCCACGTGGGGCACCGCGGCACCGTCGGGGACCGGCTGGCAGACCGTCACGACCATGTACCTACGCAAGAACAGCGAGGGAAAGGTCGAGCTGTACGGGCAACTCGGCTCACAGTCCGACACGTCACCGCCTGCGCCGCCGGCCCGGGGCGCGAAGCCGGTCACGCTCACCCCGACCGATTATGGGTCGTGGCGCAACAGCAAGCCCGACTCGTATGCCACCTATCCGACGCAAGGCGACTGGACCGGCGGAGGCAACCGGCGCGGCGCGTTCTTCTACGGCACGGCGATCGCCGCCGCGTGCGCGGGCAAGACCGTGACCCGCATGGAACTCACGCTCACCCGCCGCCGCGGCTCGGGGGTGAATGCGGCCCGGCCGGTGCACGTCTACCTGCACGGCTACACGTCCGCGCCGTCGGGGCAGCTCAACCTCGGCGACGGCCCGCAATCCCTCATGTCCCTGTCGGTGGGGGCGACACGCACGGCGGTGCTGCCGTCGGCGTGGCGGTCGGCGCTCGCGTCCGGCTCGGCGCGTGGGTTCGCCGTGTACGCGACCGGATCCCGGGACTACATGTCGCTGTCCGGCGGAAAACTGAAGATCACGTTCGGATAGGAGCGGGTTCGTATGCAGATAGGCCGCGCGCAACTCCCCGTCCCCGGCGGCGGACAGGCACCCACGACGCCCGGCGACATGGCCGCGCTCGCCCTCGCCGTCGACAAGCGGCTCGTGCACCCCGTCGACGACGCCGCCGACCGCGACGCCACGTTCGGCGACGCCGACCCGGGCACGGTCACCGTGTCGGTGGCCGGCACCGTGTGGGTCAAGGTCATCGACGGTACGTGGATCACCGCGCACGAAGAACCCGAGGCGTGGCGGAACCTGCCGCTCGTCGCCGGATACACCGGCGGCGAGGAATCCCCGAAGATCCGCAGGGTCGGCAAGCAGGTGTGGATCAGAGGCAGGGTCGAGCGCACCGACGGCGGGCTCATCACGTCGAGCGGTGACATCAAAATTGCGCAGGTCCCCGACGACTGCATTCCGAAAGCACTCGCATCCGGCGGCGCCGGTCAGTCGATCCTCGGCGACCTGGAGATCGGCCTTGGCCGGGTCGAGGTGCTCCCCATCGGGTGGGAGAAACCGTCCGGCGGCCCGGGGTCGGTGATCTGGTACAGCCAAGAGGCGCCCGGATCCCCCTGGGTAGGGGTCGACCTGCAGTACTGGACCGACTGAAAGGCACGCATGCGGTACACCTACGGCGGCAGCCCCGCCGACGTCCTCACCGACACCGCCGGCAACGTGGTGCCCGACTATCCCGTCATCGTGCGGGCCGCCGGCACCGGGCAGCAGATCACCGCCCTGTACGAGATCGACGGCGCCCCGATCGGGCAGCTACGCAGCAACCCGGCCGGCGCCGACCAACCGGGCGCGATACGCCCGTTCCAGATCGACGACGTGACGGAGATCGAATACGAGTACAACGGCACGTCCGGGGATCCGGTGCGCTGGTATCAGGCCGGGCGGGAAGTCGCGCAGGAGGCACTCACGACCGCGCAAGGGGCGCTGCCCCGGCCGGCGACGTCGGGCCGCGACGGCGACGCGCTGCTGCTCGGATCGGACGGCGCCCCGGTGTGGGGCAGGCTCACCTCGGGCACCGTCGCCCCGTGGGCGGCACTGGAAGCCGCAGCCGGCCCCCGATGGATCGCGCACCGCGGCGGCAGTCTGCTGGCCCCTGAGAACACGATCGAGGCGTACCGCATGGCGGCGGCGCTCGCGATCGACGCGATCGAGATCGACGTGTACCGCGTCGCTGACGGGTCGCTGTTCGTCATGCACGACGCGACCGTCGACAGGACGAGCAACCTCACCGGCAACACGGCGGCGCTCACCACCCCGGCGGCGCTGCGCGGGCGGATCGACGCCGGCACATGGTTCGCCAACACCTGGCCCAACGACCTGCGGATCCCGCTTTTCGCCGACGTCCTCGCCGAGATCGGCAACACGATCCCGATCATCGTGCACGCGAACAACTTCGGCTCGGGGGCGCTCGCCGTCGCCGAGATCCAACGGCAGGAACTCGACGCGAACGTTTTGATCATGGCGTGGACCGAGGCGGAGCTCGCCGCCGCCCGCGCCGCCCGCATCCCGAGTCTGCTGCTCGACGAAGACGGAGTACTGCCGTCGCAGACCTACGCGCAGCTCATCGCGTCCGGTACGCAGTACCTCGGCGTCGACTACAGCAAGACGAGCAACGCCACGATCCAAGCCGCGGCCGCCGCGGGGATGCGTGTCCTCGCGTACACCGTCAACCGCCGCGGCGACTTCGCGAAACTCCCCAAGGATGGGTCCGTGTGGGGCGTCATCAGCGATGACCCCTGGTACGTGCGCGGCACCGGACCGATGCGCACGAGCGACCTGTTCGCCGCGCAGACCTGGTATCACGGCATGGTCGGGATCACCGACGCCGCCGACTACAGGGGCTTTTTCCAGCAGGCGAGCGGCGTCTCATGGTTCGGCCTCGACACCTCGGGGACGGCGCTCGCCTCGAACGGCGGCTACGCCTCGACGGTGCAGGGCTACCTCGGGCCGCTGCCGAACACTTTCACCCTCGACTTCGATTACGTGATCGACGTCGCCGACTATGCGACAGCCTCACTGCAGGTCGCTTTCACCGTGTCCGACGGGCAGTACGACGACGAAGTCACCGGCACCGTGGCCCGGCAGAACGGCTACAACATCTTGATCCGCTCGAACGGCACGATCGACGTGTACCGCATCGTCGACAACACGCCCACGTCGATCGGGTCACTCGCGACCGCGGCGATCACGGCGGGCACGACGCAGCACCTGCGGGTGCAGATGACCGGTACGCAGATCATCATCACGCGGACGAACATCGCCGCCCCGAACGCGCTCACGGTCAACGACACCACGTACCGCAACGCGCTGTACCCCCACTTCGGGGTGCGCGACACGAAAACCCGCTGGTCGAAAGTGACCGTCGTCTGACCGACCCACACCCGACGCCCCGAGCCGATCCGGCCCGGGGCGTTTCTCATGCACGCACTCAGGAGGCTCACCCATGGGTGACACAGAACGGCCGATCCCCGAGCGGCTCGGCGACCAGGAAGAGCAGGCCGCGCACCTGACGCGCACCGGCAACGGGCCGACCGTCGACGACGAGCAGCGGCTGCTCGCCGAGGTGCACGGCGCCCCGGACATGGCCGGCAACTACTCGCGGCCCGAGCCCGTCGTCGACCAGGACGACGAGCCCGCCCCGGCCGACGAGCAGCCCGCCACCGGCGACACCGCGAAGGGCGGCGAGGGCGCATGAGCCTGGAGGGGATGATCGCGCAGGCCGAGAAGAGCATCGGGCTCGGCGAGCCGAACGCGATACAGCAGTGGTACCGGCAGCGCAACGGCGCCGCGTACAACTACAACTTTCCGTGGTGTAACGCCGCGGTGACCTACTGGGCGACCATGGCGGGCGAGCGCGACGCGGTGCTGTTCGGCACCGACTACGCGTACACCGTGGCGCACGCGCAGCGGTTCAAGACGGCCGGGCAGTGGACCGCGATGACCAACGGGATCAAGAACTCGGGGATCCGCCGCGGCGACATCATCTTTTTCGACTGGGGCGGCTCGTCCGAGATCGGCCGGATCGATCACGTCGGGATCGTCACCGGCGTCTCGTCCGACCACAAGTACGTGTACACGATCGAGGGCAACAGCGCGAACGTCTGCGCCCGCCGCGTCCGCGTCGTCGGGGACATCGCCGGATTCGGCCGCCCCAAGTACACCGCCGCCGCGAGCAGCACCGGCTCGTCGACGTCGACGAGCGGTACCTACACCGTCAAGGCCGGTGACACGCTCTCCGAGATCGCGGCCGCGCACGGCACGACGACGAAGGCACTCGCGTCGCTCAACAACATCAGCGACCCGAACAAGGTCGGCGCCGGTCGGAAGCTGAAGCTGCCTGCGGCCGCCAAGCCGGTGCAGAAGGTCGTCAGCCTGGCGCAGCTCGTCGCCGCGTTCAAGAGGGACGCCCCGAAGTCGGGCACGCCCGTCTCGTACGAGCCGACGCGGTACGTCGAGGATGCGCTCGTCGCCGAGGGGCTGCTCGCCCGGCAGTACGCCGACGGGCACGCCGGTACCGCCACGAAGAGCGCGTACGCGCTGCTGCAGCGCCGCTACGGCTACAGCGGCGCCGACGCCGACGGCATCCCCGGCATGACGTCGCTCAAGCGGCTCGGCCGAGCGCACGGGTTCACCGTCACCGCCTGACCGGCACACCGTCTCAACTCACAGACAGGACCAGCACATGACCCTGACCAGTGGACCTTTCTGGAAGGCGACCGCCGAGCGCGCGGTGCGCACCTTCGCGCAGGGCACCCTCGGCGCCGTGAGCGCCGACGGGCTCGGGCTGCTCGACGTCGACTGGGGCGACGCGTTCGGGATCGGCGGGCTCGCCGCCGCCCTCGCCGTGCTCACCGCGATCGCGACGAGCGGCGGCACCGACGGCCCCGGCATCACCGAAAGCGTGGCGCGGCCGGGCACCCTGACCCTGCCGAGCGGCCCGCCGACCGTCGGGTGATGCCGACCGACCAGCCGCGATTACACAGCCCTGCACCATCGGAGGCCGCTCGTGGACGCTGCGACGCTCGGCGCCGTCGGCACTATCGTCGTCGGGCTCGCGGCTGCGGCCGCCGCCCTGATCGGACACCGGGGCGCGAACGCCGCGTCGCAGTCGGGTGTCGTGATCACCGGCTATGGCGGGCTCGTCAACGAGCTGCAGGAAGAGCGAGATAAGGCTCGGGAGCGGATCCTCGAAAACGAGAGGATGCTCGCCGCGGCGTACGCCGAGCTCGCGAGCGAACGCGCTGATAAAGCTGCGCTGCACGAGCAGATCACAGCACTGACCGCCGAAAACGCGCGTCTGCGCGAGCGGATCGTCGAACTCGGGGGGCAGCCCACGTGATACGCCGTCGTCATGCTCAGCCGGTCCTCGCGCAGCGCTGGCGGTCCCTCGCGGCCGCCGCCGTGCTGCTCGTACTTTCCGGGGCGATCGTGCTCGTGTGGCTGCGGATCGATGCCGAGGCACGCCGAGCCGACGCTCTCGCCGACGAAGCGAACCGCCGCGGCGACGCGGTCGCTACGCTCGCCGGCGACGTGCGGGTGCTGCGCGAGCAGGTGAAATCCGAGGGGAAGACCCCGGCCGCACCAGACCCGGCGAGCGCGGTCGAGGACCTCCCCGACCGGGCCGAGGTGCCGGTGCCGATCCCGGGCCCGGCAGGTCCTCGCGGCCCCAAGGGCGAGCCGGGCGAGGACGGGTCGCCGGCGTCGCCGGGACCGTCCGGCCCGGCGGGTGAAGACGGCGATCCGGGCGCACCGGGCGAAGATGGCGAGCCGGGCGCACCGGGTGAACCGGGGCAGCCGGGGGC